ATTCGATGGCTAATAAACTATATGAATATATGAGTCCAGCTCAATCAAACTTGATTGTGGAGTCTAACGACGGCAAAGATTTATGTATGAAAGGTTTATTTATTCAGGGTGATGTAAAAAACCAAAATGGTAGAGTATATCCCAAAGAAGAAATTAATAAGGCTGTTGAAAGTGTAAAACAAAGATTGAGTAAAGGTGAAACTGTGATGGGCGAATTAGACCATCCAGAAGAACTACAAATCAATTTAGATAGAGTAAGCCATATCATTACAGACATGTCTGTAGATGGTAGCGATGGTTTAGGAAAATTAAAAATCATAGATACACCAATGGGTAATATTGCAAGAGCATTATTAATGGCAGGCGCACAACTTGGTGTTAGTAGTAGAGGATCCGGAAATGTTAATGAAAGTGGTAAAGTTTCCGATTTCGATATAGTAACAGTAGACATTGTGGCACAACCAAGTGCACCTGATGCCTACCCTAAAACAATCTATGAAAGTTTATTTAATATGCGAGGCGGAGCTCAAATGTTCGAGACCGCTCAAGCAGTAACACACGATAAAAGAGCAGAAAGACATTTGATGAAGCAGATCACTGGCTTCATTAACGAACTTAAAATTAAGTAGGAGACTACGATGGCAGTGAATTTTACAGATCTACTTGAAAATGCTGAATTAACATCTGATGTTAAAGAGGCTCTTCAAGAAGCATGGAACTCTAAAATCTCTGAAGCAAGAGAGGAAGTGACTGCGGAACTAAGGGAAGAATTTGCACAGCGATATGATCATGACAAGAGTCAGATTGTTGAAGCGATGGACAAATTCGTTACTGAAAAAGTTTCAGCAGAAATAGCCGAAATTGCATTAGAGAAAGAGGCCCTTGCAGGCGATCGTGTTAAGTATCACAAAGCCATTAGTGAGCACGCCAAAGTTTTAGATAAGTTTGTAACTAAAGCAGTAGCAAACGAAGTCAAAGAACTTAGAGCAGATAGAACCAGAGTTGGTGAGCATGTAACTAAATTAGATAATTTTGTTGCAGAGCAACTGGCTGGTGAACTAGCAGAATTCCACGAAGACAAAAAAGGACTTGTGGAACAGAAAGTCAAAATGGTACGTGAAGGCAAAAAACAACTTGCTGAAGCGAAAAAAGATTTCATTAAGAAAGCCGCTGATAAAGTGGAAAGTATCATCAATAAAACGATGGTTAATGAAGTTAAATCATTCCGTGATGACATCACTAGGGCTCGTGAGAACGATTTCGGTCGTAGAATTTTTGAAGCATTTGCAAATGAATTTAACGTAAGTTATCTGAATGAAGCAAAAGAAATCAAGAAAGTACAAAAACAAATCGCTGAAATGGAAGCCAAACTTAACGAATCTAAGCAAGAAATTGTGCAGAGAGATGAGTCAGTTAAAATAACTGAATCCAAGTTAAGAGTTGCAGAAGATCGATTCGAAAGAAAAGAGAAACTGAACGAATTAATGGCCCCACTAGGCAAAGAGAAGAAAGAAATTATGTCAGACTTACTTGAAAGTGTAAAAACAGAAAAACTGGAAGAGTCCTTTAACAAGTACTTACCTTCAGTTATTGATGGAGATACACCTAGAGTGAAGAAGACGTTGTCAGAATCAGTTACTAGTGAACACACTGGTAATAAGGCAACTGTGGTAAACGCAGAAGCCGATGACAAAAGTGCGAATGATATCGTAGAATTAGATATGATTCGTAAATTAGCCGGACTTTCAAAATAAAATAGGAGTTAGAAATGGCAGATTTATTTGAAAGCAACTGGTCCGCAACTAAGGAAGCCTTGCTTGAAGGATTGAATGGAAACAGAAAATCCTCATTAGATGTGGTCCTCGAAAATACAAAGAGACATTTGTCAGAGGCCGCAACTGCAGGTTCCACAGGAGCAGGTTCAGTAGCAACTTTAAACAAAGTAATGTTACCGTTAATTAGAAGGGTTATGCCTTCTGTTATCGCTAACGAATTAGTAGGTGTTCAACCTATGACTGGCCCAGTAGGGCAAATCCATACATTAAGAGTACGTTATGCGGAAACTGGTGGTGGAGCAACAGCAGGTGACGAGGCTTTAAGTCCTTTCAAACTTGCTGGTACATATGCTGGTTCTCCAGATGCAACAGCAGTTGCTGAAGGAAGCGCCGGTAGAAAAATGTCAATCCAAATCTTAAAAGAAACTGTCGAAGCAAAGACAAGACGTTTAAGTGCTAGATGGACATTCGAAGCGGCTCAAGATGCAGAAGCAATGCACGGCGTAGACGTCGAAGCAGAAATTATGCAGGCTTTAGCACAAGAGATTGTAGTTGAAATCGACCAAGAAATTATCGGTTCACTAAGAACTCTTGCAGGTGCTGGAACAACTTTAGACTTTGGTTCATTAAGTGGACAAAGTGTATACGTTGGTGACAGACACGCGGCTTTGGCAATTGAGATTAACAGAAGTGCTAACAGAATCGCGGCTAGAACAAGACGTGGCGCTGGTAACTACATTGTTGTATCTCCAGAAGCATTGACAATCCTACAAAGTGCGTCAACTTCTACTTTTGCTAGAACAACTGAAGGTTCTTTTGAAGCACCAGTAAACACTAAGTTTGTTGGAACTTTAAACGGAACAATCAGAGTATTTGCTGATAACTATGCGGCTGACGGAACTAAGGTTCTTGTTGGTTACAAAGGATCAAGCGAAACTGATGCTCCAGCATTCTACTGTCCTTACATTCCATTAATGAGCACAGGCCCAGTAATGGATCCAAGTACATTTGAACCAGTAGTAAGTTTCATGACCAGATACGGTTATAAAGAACTTACAAATACTGCTTCATCTCTTGGTAATGCGGCAGACTAT